GAGCATTGGTGCAAGCCTTGCCGAAATGAGCAACCAGTCAGGCACTTTGGTGGTGAGTTCGAATCAGGTCACCAAGCAAATTTTCGGTGGCTATGTCAACATCTCTGAAGCCGATCTGGATTGGACCGATCCCGCGATCTTGTCAATCTTGCTTGACGACATGGGCCGTATCTACGCCAACGCAACCGACAACTATGCAGCCGATACTTTGGTCGCTGGCGCAACCGTCACACAAGCATTTGCAGCAGCAGACCTTGACAAACCTGAAGTGTGGGCTGCCGAAATTGCAGAAGCAGCCTCAACAATTTTGTCAGGTTCCAACGGCAACTTGCCAACTCACTTGTTCCTTGCACCAGGAATTTGGGGAAATCTTCTTGCATTGAGCGATTCGTCGAAGCGTCCGTTGTTCCCACAGGTTGGGCCAATGAACGCATTTGGTAATCTCACACCGGGACAGGCAAACGGCAACGCTTTCGGGTTGTCAGTTGTTGTTGATCGCAACTTCGCCAGCGGCACAGCCATCGTGGGCGATGCTTCTGGTTACGAACTGTTTGAACAGCAGAAGGGCGCGATCTCGTTGGACAACCCGTCTACCTTGAGCCGCACTATTGCGTTCCGTGGCTACTTCGCCGCCTTGATGATTGACTCAAGCAAGTTCGTCAAGTTCACGTTCTGATCAACCGAAACTAAGAGAAAGTCTGCACCATGGCCACATTTAGCGTGACGCACCACCAGCGTCTAGACGATGTTGCTGTGGTGCAGACCCTCGAAACAACCGACATCACAGTCGGTCAGACAATCACATTGACAGGACTCGGTCACGGCCTGAACGGCACGCACATTGTGATCGCTGTACCGGTCAACTTGTTTGCTGGCGTTAACGAAGCAGGCGACCTGCTTTACAACGAAAACGAAATCATTGTTAACCAGTTGATGTTTCAAGATGTTGGCGACGATCTAGAACGGTCCGCTGCCGATCCGTTTGGAACTTTGACATGGACTTTGACTTGTACATGGTTGTCATCAGTTGCCCCGGTGCAAGAGTTTCTTGGGATCTCGTCGGCCACGGCAAATGACACCGCGTTCCTCACTACTTGTGTCGCAGCTGCAAACTCCTGGTGTTTCAGGCGTCGCGTGCAGGCTGGTTACCACGACAGTCTGACGACTGCCCCTGACAGTGCAGCACTGTTAGGAACCACGCTTTACGCCGCAGGGCTTTACCGTGAACGCGGCACAACTGGAGACAGTTACGCGTCGTTTGGTGACATGACAGGACCACCGTTAATGACCTTGGGTCGAGTAAACCAGTTGCTCGGCATTAAACGATCGCAGTGTGCATGAAATGGCAGGAATTTTCACGGACACCGTTGACACCGTGTCAGCGTCGCTTACAGCCTTGGGACTCAAGCCTGTCACCGATCCGCGCAACGCAAGACCGCTCACCGTGTTCGTGGAATTACCGACGTTTACTTGTTTCAACAACCAAATCGCAGACATTACAGTTGATCTCCGAATCCTTGGCGCGCCACCCGGCAATAGCGATTCGGCAAACTACATTCTTGAAGTCTGCGACACCATTATGAACAGTTCTATTGCCGTTGTGAGTGGCTCACCGTCGCTCGCACAAATCGGTTCACAAGAATTACCCGCATACGACCTAACAATTAGAATCGCTTCCAAGCGCATCCCATAAAGGAAAAACCATGCCCACAACAAAAACCGTTTACCTGTCCAACCCAACCGTCTTAATCGGAGCCGTGGATGTCACGCAGAACACCTCTGCGGCCTCGCTTGAGATCGGTTACGACTCACTCGAATCCACGACCTTTGGCGATACCGGGCACCGTTTCGTGTCGGGCCTCCAAATGGTGAACGTAACCTTGACAATGTTCAACAACTACGGCGCAGGCGAAGTCGAAGCCACTCTGTTTGATGTTGTCGGAGACGGCACCACCACACTGGTCATCTCGCCAGCAGGCTCAACCGAATCAGCAAGTAACCCTGAGTACACAATCAGCAATGCAATGATGTCATCGTTCACCCCAATCGTCACAACCGTTGGAGAACTGAGCCAAGTCTCAGTCACCTTCACTGGTGGCACTTGGGTCCGCGACATCGTCAGCCCGTAATCAACAACTAACAAAAGGACCCCGACATGATTGGCATGACATTAAAAGTAGAAATGGCTGACGGTGAAACATTCGAAGCACCGATCACCTACGGAGTTGCGTGCAGGTGGGAAGATCACCACCCCACGCTCTCCGTGGGCCGTTTCTTAGAGGACATGAAGTTCAAGCCTCTCGCATGGTTGGCTTGGGATGCGTTACGAACCAAAAAGATTGTGGTCCCAATGTTTAACACTTGGGTTGAAAACGTCATGGATATCACGTTTATCCCAAAAGCCAAACAGGGCCCGCAGGAAGAGCCACAAACCTGATCGCGCAGCTCGCTGTTCGTACAGGCATCAGTCCGTTGGATCTGATGGAAACACCAGCCCAGATCATTGACGAAATGATCAGGTTGATAATCGAGCAGAACGAGAGCAAAAAATGAGTCTTGGAATAGATCTTAAACCAACAGGGCTTAAAGAAGCTCTGCGGACGATCAATTCCATTGACCCTAAATTGCGTCGCGCTTACGGCAAGCAGATCCGTGAACTAGGCAAGGTCGTTGTTGACGCAATTACACCGCTGGTTCCGTCGTCGTCGCCCACTCGAGGCATGGACGGCCCGTGGCGTACCGGGTGGAAGAACGGTCAGACCAAGAACATTGTGGTTAAGACCAACACTCGAAAAGCACGCAAACGCAACATTGAAAAAGGTGCCCAGTATGAAACTATTGGCACGATCACTGTAGGGACAAAAGGTGCAGCACTCGCGATTGCAGATATGGCTGGCAAGGCTGGCGGTGGAGGCCGTGGTGGTCCGCGTAGTCGCCCAAACTTTTCGGGATTACTTACGCAAAAGATTGGTCGCGGTCCGTCGCGCATGGTTTGGGCTGGTGGCGAAAAAGCGATCCCAGACTTCCAAAAAGCCTTAGAGCCTGTTATCAAAGAGGTAATCTTTGAAGCGAACAAGGAACTAATGAAAGTTAAATTCTGATGGCAATTAACATTCCGATTCTTACCGAGTTCTCAGACTCAGGGATTAAGGCCGCTAAAGCCGCTTTTGGTAACTTTAAAACTGCTGTTGGTGACGCTGAAGGTGGAATGGGCAAGTTTAAAGCTGGCTCTAAAGTTGCTTTAGACGCAGTTAAAGCCAACGCTGGCAACCTTGCTATTGCAGGTGGGGCCGCTCTTGCAACTTTTGCAACTAAAGCAATCACAGCCTTTCAAGACATCGCGTTAGCGTCAGGCAAATTTGCGGATGCAACAGGATTATCGGTTGAGGACGCGTCACGTTATATTGAGGTAGCGGGCGATCTGAGTATCCCGGTAGACGCCGTTGAAGGTGCGATTGGTCGACTCAATAAAACGATTGGTGCGGACCCAGACAAGGTGCGAAACCTTGGTGTTGACCTTGTCTATTTGAAAAATGGGTCGTTAGACGTCAACGCAACTTTCCTTAAGACCATTGAACGAATTAAAGGCATTAAAGACCCAGCTCAAAAAGCAACGGTTGCGGCGCAGCTGCTTGGTAAGGGCTGGCAGTCCATGGCCGAACTTATTGAGATGGGCGCAGACGATCTTAAAGCCTCTTTAGATTCTGTGTCGAACGCGCAAGTTATCTCGGATGAAGAACTAGCAAAGGCTAAAGAGTACCGAGAAACCATTCAAGAACTTGGTGACATTTGGAACGCTTTTGTTATTAACGCTGGCGGCGTTTTTATTGACATCGTGTCTGACTTAAAAGATTTGACCAGTTGGGAAGGATTAGGTAGACAACTGAAAGAGGGACCCCTTGGAAGGGCTCTCGGCGCATTAGGCGGCTTATTTAACGACAACGAAGAAAACGCCAAAGCGGCTGAAGAAGCTGCAAAATCTCTTGGCGATGCGTATAGCGGATATGTCAATTCAAGGCTTGCAGAAGGTCGCGAAGAAATGGCTTTGATGAACCTCCAAATTGAGCAGCAAGCTGAAGAGTTAGCAATCATTGATCTTAAATGGCAGTCCTTGATCGGCACGCTAAAACTTGAGAGTGCTATGACCGACGCTAAAGAACAGTTGGCTGGTCTTAAAGAAAAAGCGGTTGAGGCTTACGGCGGTTCAAAAGAGGCAGTTGATGAATATAACGAAAGCCTAATTAACGCTCAGCTGATGGTCCTAGCCCTCGCTGGCACAGTGACGTTAACTAATGCGGAAAAGAATCAGATTCGAATCCTTGTTGATACTGAACAATTAGATCGCGCTATTACTTTAATTGATCGAATTGGAAGAGGAGTCAACACAGGAATTGAAGAACGGCGGTTTGGTGGCGCAAGAGCCCTCGGGGGTCCGGTCGCTGGTGGCTCGACTTATCTTGTGGGTGAGCGCGGGCCAGAGTTGTTTACACCGTCGTCGTCTGGGAACATTACGCCGAACCACGCAATGGGTGGCGGAGCGAACATCACGGTCAATGTCAACGGTGGCGACCCCAACAGCATCGTTAGAGCCTTGCAACAGTACGTGCGTCAGTTGGGCCCAGTGCCTGTAAACACTAGGGCGATGTAATGCCGAAAATGACTTGGACTGTCACGGCTGACGGAGGCGCAACAAGTTTTACTAGCCGTGTTTTGTCGTTAAACATTACTGGTGGCCGTGAACAATATTTGGACACTTATTCGGGTGGTCAATGCGTTATCACACTTAATAACAACGACAATTTTGCTGCAACTGTTGAATACGGCAAAATGTTAACGGTCAAAGGTACATACCTTGCTGGCGATTTTAACTGCCATTTTTGGTTACAAAAAATAACATATGACGATTACCCTGGCGACACAGGTTTAAGCACCGTCACGTTTACTTGTGCTGATTTCATTTCTAGGGCTGGTCGAATCCAAGCAACTAATTTTGTGATTGCTCAAGATACTTGCGATAACCAGTTAGACACTTTTAGTAGTTCAGGTATTTTGCCTGCCGATATGGGCGTCATCGGTTACGGTTCAGGTTCCATTGCTAGTGGAACTACTTATACCGGCACAGTCACCAATTATTTGAACTTTCTTGTGACCACAGAACGGGGTTACTGTTTTCTAGAAGGCAATGCCCTTCAATTTATTGGGCGTAATTATGTTTCAACCCTTGCACCGATTGCCACAAAAATAGGTCGTACGCCATCAACAACACGGATTGCATACCAACAGTTTGAACGCATAGCGGCAGGTTTTGAATTTATTAACACGGCGACAGTTTCACCTAACGGCTTGGCTAGCCAAACCAGTACTAACGCCACTTCTGTTTCAACATACGGCCCTGCGTTTTATTCGTCGTCAACAGTTGATTACACAACTACGCAGGCAAGTGGTAACGCTGATTGGATTGCAAACAATTTTGACGACCCAACGCAAGAACGGTTTACTTGTTCTTTTAGTGATGTAGCGCAAAACAGCGACGCTTTAGAATCATGGTTGTATGAATGTTTTAGTTCAAACAACAGAACAGTCAATTTTGAGTATCGGCCGCCAAATCAACTTAGCGATTACAGTCAAGACATGGTGATGGAAGGCTATAAAATTAACGTGACGCCGGAGCAAACCACTTTTGATTTGTCGTTTAGTCCGTTGGTTTACTACCAATTTTTTACGCTTAATTCATCAACTTTAGGTATTTTGGACACCAGTCGACTCGGCTGGTAAAGGAGAAACATGGCTATTAAAACATTCACCAGCGGTTCAGTTCTGACTGCTTCAGATACCAACACTTACTTAAACAACGGCGGACTGGTCTACATTACGCAAGGCGAATTGACGAGCAGTACGGCAGCTCTAATCTTTAACAATGTGTTTAGTAGCACTTATGACAACTATCGAATTGTCATTGACCGTTACCGACCCGTAAACACCCTGCAAGCTTTAATGATGAGACTCAGGGTTAGCGGTGCCGACAAAGCAGCAAACTACAACTATTCGCAATCGGGTCTCTATCAAGATGGGTCGTCAACCAATAACTCAAGCGGAGCCGTTGCCGTTAATCAGATTGATGTTCTTTTTAATAGCCTCAATATTGTTGCGCTTGGTTCTTGCGTAATGGACATAATGGCACCGCAAAAGGTTGAACGGACCTTTATGACTTATCAATCAATTATTTATAATTCCCAATATGGCAACCGTAACAGCTACGCCGTACACCAAGTAG